TTTAAAAGTTTATCATCACGCAATGCTTGTTCATTTGCAAGTTCTTCTGCAAACAATTCTTTTCTTTTTGCTTCATTGACTTGAAACGCAATAAGTTTAGATTGATTAATTACATTGTTGTTTAATTGACGTAGTTGTCTAACTTGCTCAAGATTAATGACATTAGATTGTTTTTGTTGACCAGCAACTGTAAATATGCCCGCAGTTAAACCACCTCCCATAGCTGAACTGGAAGATGAATTAGAAGACTGATTAGATGATCCGCCCGATGAAAGTGGTCCAGAACTTGTTGTCTTCGGTGCGTTTGCACGATTCTTTAGTTCTTTTCCGAAAGCGTATGCTCCAGTAAGACCTGGCGCCTCACTCATCATTGCGCCTTTTAAGCCGCCAACGAATCCTTTTCCGGCACCACTAATAGCATCTTTTGCGATGCCACCGAGTGCGCTTGCGTATCCTACATTTGCCATATATTAATTACCCTCTGTCGAATACAGAGTCTGGGTCTGCTTCTGCGAATCTTGCTGACTTTCCAGTTGCAGGTTTTGACATTCCCATTGAGTTGCTTCCCATACCCATACTTGATGGTGCGCTATTAAATGATGATGGGGATGACATTCCCATTGACCCATGGGAGCCATATGTTGTTGTCACGCTTTGTCCTATGGGTTGCATTCCACCATTGTTTGCTCCTGCTAGTTTCTCTTGCGTACGGCCGAAAGCCGCAACACCAATAATAGCACCCATAGAGAGATGAAACAAGCCTGCGCCCTGCAGGGTGATTGGTTGCCATGCAGTCACAGGTTGTTTCAGCGAGGCTTGTAGTATAGACCATAATACAGGAAAGATAATGAAGTCTGTTACACAGGTTAGCATATAAATCCAACCCATCATTGGACGCCACTTAGCGTTCATCCAATCTTCTTTTTTCTTATCGCTATCACTCAGTTTTTCGTATTCTTTTTGCGTAGCCATTTATCTTCTTCCTCTTTGTTGTGCTTGTAATTTTTGTTGTTCATTTACACTCTCAATATGTTGAGATAATAACATTATATACAATTCACGTTCAAAGGGTATCATATTCTCCAACGTTTCCAAATCATATTTATGATGTTGCATTAGAGAAAAATTCGTTTGATAGTAGGTAGCTAGGCTTTCTCCTCCTATCAGAATCCGAAAAAACTTTGCAGACCTTCCATAGTGATTTCATCTCTGCATCCACATTTCTGACATTTCCACTCTACTTTGTGTTTCAACTTAGGCATCAACTCAAAGAACTTTGTCAGTTTCAAGTATTGGTCTTGATTCAAGTTTTCGATGAACTCTAATAGTTCTTTCTTTGTGTAGTCTTCTTTCTTGAATATGTTTTCTTTATCAAACACATACTCAATACTATTAATAATTGCATCTGTCGCAAGATCCATTTGATGTTTGTCATCGGTATTTAAACCAGCATCTATAGCCATGTTGACGTTAGGATACTTCAACTTAATGCCAATGCCAGTTTCTTCATCAAGAACAATTTTGTCTGTGTGGTTTTCTGTCTTTACAACTTCAACTTCTAACAAATTTAAAGTCGCACTAGTAATGCCGTCACACTCTTGAACGTCAGAATTGTATCCAGTTGGATGACGCAAATTCAAATCAATTGTTTCACCAATTGACTTTGCTCTGAGTCTCATAAAGAAATACTCTAAGTCAAATGTTGGAATTTTGCTTGTGTCTATTTCATCAATAGAGCAGTTATTGACAATCTGTTTAATTGCTGTCAATACTGATTTTTGATCTTGTGATTCCATAGCAAGTAAAAGAATCTTTTGTTCTTTCACTAAGAATGGACGGTATTTGATAGTTGCACCTGTTGATGGTAAAGTCAATTCAAATATTGGGTTATTAATTTTTGGTAAAGCCATAGTATTTCTCCGGTAGTTATATTAAAAAAGTTTATCTCTTGAACGTATGATATCTATACGCAAGTGTTACGCCAAATCGCTGATAAGTGTTAGTTTCTTCCCAAGTCGCATTCATGGGTGTAATTGCAATAGGATAAACATCCATGCATTCATAAGTCAATATTGACTCACCAAAATCGTTAAGTTGAGTCACAGTAAGTTTATTTCCTAATGCATAATCTGAATAATATCCAATAGTTCCAGCTTGCTCACCACCTCCAAAAGGTTTTATGATATAGTCCATCCAGCTTTCAAAAAAGATACGTTCTTTCATATCTTGGGCACACACTACAGACAACTGAATATCGTTGTACGTCATGTCATATCCAACTTTAATTGTTGGACCAGAACCCACATCTTCTGAAGTTGCAATTGTTCTTCCTGGCAATTCTGCTCTTTCGCATCTAAATTGAAAGGTACCATCAATACTACCTGTGAGTATTTTGGCACAATTTATTTTTACTAGAAAATTGTTTGGTCTGGCGACAGCACCCAATTTTGCACGTAGATTTTTTATTGAATAATCTGCAGGTCGTGAGGCTGTTACAGTAACTGTTCCTAAAACTACATCTGTTGACATATTATGTTCTTCCTAATTTTTTGCGTGAGTCTTCCCAGACACGACCAGTGTCTGCTTTCTTGAAAGATTCTGTTGGTAAAAAAATAGCAATGTCCCATTCGTTCACTTGTATCTCTAAGAATTGTGATCGAACCTGGCTTCTTAAATATTTCTTTAGCATTGGCTTAAAGAATCTATACTTAGATGCAGATTGCAGAATAGAATATGAAATCTTCACTCTTGTCGAATCGTCATATTTTTTATTTGTGAGCGTTGAGTACAATGCATTCATTAATTTAGCACGTAAGATTGGCGGTAAATAGTGAAAGTTAATTCCTAAAAATCCATCAGCGTCCATTCTTACAGGAAAGATCAATGGAAAAGTATCGTAGTACGGCAAATCTTTTTTAGTTTTTGGATCGTATTTAAATGCGTACATGTAGCCAAAGTCCATCGTAGTCACTTTTCTAGCAGAGTCTGTTTTTCTCTCAAAAACGCCAGGAGTTATGTTTGATGTTAGTTTGCCAGCCGCTTCTCTGTACCAGTCCCTTGCCGCCGCAGTTCTTGCGGGAACGATGCCTTGTCTAGCGCCTTGAATGAGTATGTTATCGAATATCATACTTCTATTTATCTCAAATCTTTGTCGGTTATGATTTTAAATTCCCAATTTCTATCAAGTGAATACTCTGTTGCCGCTTTCCATTTGGCTTGATTGACACCCCATGTCATTACTTCATTAATGAATCGTCTAGTTGGTTTGCCGTTCGGTGTATTCTTTCTTTCTGGTGCCCGTGTCTGTATATCTGGTTTCACCTCAATCAACACCGCTTTGATAATGCCATGTTTATCTTTGTAGCGCATCCAAAAATCTACGAAATATCGATGCATCCGATTGTCGATTGGAGACAAATACGGAACGACAACTTCTTCAGAAGACCATTCAAGTATAGAAGGAGTTTCATCACAGTATACCATGAATCTTCTCTCCAACAAACTGCGATATACAATTTTTGTTGGATCACCTTTGTACTTTTGATAGTTTTTAGGTTTAAATTTACCTTTGTATGACATAAATAGAATATGAATTTAATTTAGGAAAAAAAACATGTCATCTGTTGATTTATCTCCTTTTGCTACGAATAGAGGTGGTTCTGATTATCCTGCGAACAAACTATTAATTTTTGGTTCGGATTATGGACATTCGGGATTTGTTACACCAATGGCGAGATTTCAATTTTTCAATGCTTTCGGTGAAAGCACAGCAAAGGCATCACCAATCGTATTTATACGTATGGGTGGAACGTTTCAGACTGGACTGTCGAATCGATATACTGAAACAACATCAATTTTCGGTTCGCCACAATCTGGTCCAGAAGCAAACATTGGCAGCAATTTAGCCAATTTAGCTAAAGGTGGTCTTGATGCCGTATATAAACAATTGGCTGGTGCTGGTGCTGGCGCCGCTGGATTTATTGGGTCTGCTGGTTTAAGTGGAAAAGCACAATATGAATTTTTGACAAGAAGAGTTTTAAATTCATTTCAACAACTGATTTATAATGGACCAGTTTTTAGAAATTTTCAATTGCCATTTACTATGAAGCCAACAAGTCTAGCAGAAGCAGAAAGAATGATTGATATCATAAAAACATTCCAGATAGCATCATCACCAAAAGGTGATGGTGGGGTTGAAAGCATTCAAGCCAAAACATCCGGTAGTGTTAATAACCAAGCATTGCCCAAGGATCAACAAACACAAGATGCCGCCCCAACGGTTTTGTCTGATGCCGAAATTAGAGAAATTACTGGTGTTGATCGTGA